GTAGCAGTCGGTGCATCGGTGGGCTTTGCGGTGGGTGTAGCAGTCGGTGCATCGGTGGGCTTTTCGGTGGGCGTAGCAGTCGGTGCTTCAGTGGGCTTTGCGGTGGGTGTGGAAGTGGGTGCTTCAGTTGGCTTTGCGGTGGAGGCTGTGGTGGGACTGATCGGCGGTTTTGTTGCAGCGGACGTATCATTTCTGTCAGAATTCGACCCGATAAAGCCGATGATCAGAAACACGAGGATTGCAACAAGGAACGGATGACCTTTTTTCTTTTTCTTGCGCCGGGTCACAACATATTCATATTTACCATTGTTCTTATCATCAAAGACATATTCGGCATTCTTCTTCATAATGTTCCTCCGTGCCTGAATTTTCTGATAGTATTATAGAACGGAAGAAAAGAAAAAGCAAGACGGTTTTTTCACCATCTTGCTTTTCCTGTGTTTATTCGTTTGCCATTTTGCGGAATTCTTCTTCAGTCAGCATGTCCATGCAGTACAGGTCAAACAGTCTTCGTAGGTATGCGTCCAGATGCTTTTTGTATTCTTCCTCTGTGATTTCTTTCAACATATATTGCTTTTTTAGTTTAGATATTTTACTCATTTTTATCCTCCTGTTTAGTGGGGTCTTACGGTACTATCTCTGTTGAAATAGTGGTGTAAGACCTGATTTTTTGCGCACGACTCCTGAAATCTGGAACACCAGACTCCGTGCTAAATCCAGCGCCTGTGAAGGCTACGATCCGGGTTGATGTATTGATGATGTGTTGAAGCTGTTGAAGCTGTTCGTTCATAGTTCCTCACAAGAATATCACGTCAACAATGTCCTTGTCTTTGAAAACAATTTCTTTGACGAAGCCACGCCAGAAGCGCTGCTTTTCTTTTTCGTCAAGGGTGAGATAGATTTTCTCAAAATCTGTCTGCAAGAGTTCGCGCAAAGGTTCAAGGTCACGTTCGGGCGGTGGGGCATCTTGTTCCGCTTTGGCGATCAGGGCTTTGAGTTCAGCATCTTCCTTCAGGTATTCATCGTCCGTCAGGTTGCCTGCCATGTATGTGACATTCAGGCGGCGAAGACGTTCTTTCAATGCCTTGATATTTGTCTTTGGCTTTGGCTTCGGTTTTGCCTTTTCGACTTCTGCGGCGATGATCTCTTTTTCAAGCAGAGGACGCAGGTTTTTCAGCATGTACTTTTCAACCTTCTTTTCGGAAGGTGAATGCTTGTATCCGCACACGGTAAACTTGAAACGGCAACGGTAGCTGTTGTATCTGTATTTCACACCGTTGCGGTTGTTGTTTTTGTACGTTCCGCAAAGGATGCGTCCGCATTCCGGGCAGCGGATCATGCCGGAAAACAGATAGGCACGTTTGGCTTTCGTGTCCTGCCGTCTGCGGTTTGCTGTTTCTTGCAGCATCAGCCAGTCCTCCTTGCTGACGTATGGTTCACAGTATTCATCAATTCCTTTGTACATCCCGGCATAGATTTCATTCCGTGCAATGCGCGTCCATGTCTTAGGAGATTTTTGCACATTGTGGACGGTATCCATGTAACGGATTGCAGCGGCAAGGTTGTTTTCCTTTACAAGGATGCGCCAGAATTCCATCGTCATTTCTTCTTCGGCAGGGTCTTTGACAAGTCGGACATATCCGTCTTCTTCCTTCTTCTTCATGTATCCCATCGGCTTGTGTGGGCCACCGAAACATGCTTCCTTGTTCTTCCTCTTGTGTTCAAACACGACCTTGATACGCTCTGCCGTGCGGTCACGCTCATTCTGTGCGACAGCAAGGAAAATTGTGATCGCCATTTGCCCATTGGCAGTGGTAGTATCATAGTTTTCATGGATGGCTTTCCACTGAACCCCGTGCTTGTCAAGAATCTCCTGCACCTTGAAATATTCCTTCACTGATCTGAACCATCTGTCCAGCTTTGTGAACAGGATGATGTCGATCTTTCCTGCCTTTACATCTTCCAGCAGTCGGTGAAGGGAAGGCCGTTTCAGTGGTGGTTTTGCGCCGGATATGCCTTCGTCCGTGTAGTGATCCACGATTTTCAGGCTGTTCTTCTCGCAATATTCTGTCAAGTTATCAATCTGTGTTTCTATTGAAAAGCCCCTTAGTGCTTGTTCTTCTGTTGAAACACGCTCATATAATCCAGCGCGTAGTATTGTCATGGGTTAATCATTCCTTTTTATATGGTTTCGGGTTCGTTCTTTCCTCCCACAAATCTGAAATCTTGTTTTGCGAGGAATGTATCAATTACTTTCGATTTTCTGTTATTCTCCGCCCACAGGTTGTTGTTGTCAGCGCGAAGCTGTGCAACCTGTTCAAGCAGGAAGTCGATCTTCTTCTGGGCTTCTGCGCGGATCGTTTCCATTTCCGCTTTGTAGGATGTATGGATATTGTCAAGTGCCTCCCTGTAATCCTTGTTATCATCGAGGGCGCGTTCCAGCTCCCGCATAGCATCGTTCATTTTCTCATCCGGGCGGTGTTCTTCCTCAAAAGCAAGGTAGCACGGATAATGGCTTGTAGAGCCAATAATTGCGTTTTCGATCAATCTTGTAGTTTCACGCATAATATCTTGCGTGTTACTCAGCGAAAGAGCACGTTCGATTGTTTTTTCGGAAAGGAAGGATTGTTCAGATATATATGCGTTTGTTACACCATTGATTTCCTTCATATCGCGCATATACTCTTTCCATCTCATTAGTTCAAGGCCGGAAGTTCGTGGGCCGTCACAGCTTACTTTGCGGTATTGACAAGATAGACAGCGATTGTAAGGCTTTGCGGAAAAATCATTACTCTTTTTCATACATACAAGTCTCCATTTTGTAAATTCATGAGGGTGTTATCGGACAAACTTGGGGGTTCTAAACCCTTTATGTTTGGGCGTTTTCCCGCTATTTGACTCTGTATTTTCCCTTTGCAAAATGATAAGCTATAACTGGGTCAGAGATGGCCTATCATTCCGGGACGGCAGGGGCGGACGGGTGGTGCTGCACCGCTCCTGCTTTTCCTTATAGCGGTTCACGACATCTTTTGTCGGAATATTCCGAATATGGCAAATGCTGTTGAAACTGTCGGAATATTATTGTAGAATAGCATTATGGAACGCATGTTTGTTACACAACAGAAGGGGCAGTGGAGCAAGATGACCAAAGACCAATACATAGCAAAGATCGTTGCGCTGCTGGAACAGTGCAATGACATCCCATTATTAGACCTGATTTTCAGGCTACTTCGAAAAAGCCTGAACTAATTGCTTCACACCTTGAATCTTGTCAGAATCAAGCAGATAGAGAGATTCGACCAATGACATGAATTCTTGATCCATTCTCATACGGACAATGATTTCCGCAAGGAGTTCATTGTCCTTTTCTTTTTCTTCGGTCATTTTTTCTTCAATCAGATCAGACTTCTGTATCCCGAAATAGTTTGCAAGGATTTCAACCTTGTCCATTCGCGGATACTTCTTCCCATTGCACCAATCAGATACAGTGTAGTAACTGAATCCCAAAGCTGCGCACAAGTCCCTTCGTGTAATGTTGCGAAGAGCCATGTGCTTTTTCAGGTTGTTTGCAAAAATACTCTTGTTATTCATGCCTATCCTCCTTCCTCACAAAGTAACTGATATCAGTTCTCACCTATTATTATACACAGAAAGCACAATAAATCAATCTTTAAGCACAATAAAAACGATAAAAATTCAAAAAATGTGTGCTTAGGGTATTGACAAAACTATATTAGTATAATATCATGATGTTGTGCTTAAAGCACAATTCAGACGGAAAGGGGTGGAATGCATGGCAATGACCCTGAAGGCCGCTCGTGTGAACGCAGAGTTGACGCAACAGGAAGCGGCAAAGGCGCTGGGCATCAGCAAGAACACGCTGTCCAACTATGAGCAGTACAGGACTATTCCCGACATCGAGAAGTCAAAGAAGATCGCGGCGCTGTATGGCTGCACGGTCAACGACATTATTTTTTTTAGACCATAATTGTGCTTTAAGCACAATGAGATGGGAGGGGCTACATAATGGATTTTGTCTACATGGTGGATCGGCTTCGTGCCGAAGGGTACACAGCTTCTGAAATCAACGCTGAAATCAGCCGGACGATTGCTGCGGCGCAGGAAGCCTTCATGGAGGACTACGAGAACGACCCTGTTGTTCAGGAGGGCTGGCATCAGCAGGACATCATCGACATGTACCGCAGGGAGCGGTGAGGGAGGGACTACATAATGAACAGCTTTCTGACAGATGAAGCCGTGGAGCGGGAGATTGAACGACTGACCTGCACGGATGCAGTCCGGCTGGCACGGAAGGAAATCCGCCTGAAGTACAAGCGGCGGCAGGTGCTGTATGGGCTGCGCAACCTTGAAAAGCGCGGCAAGGAACTGATGGCGGCTGGCATCACCTATGAGAACATCGAAGACATGATGCAGGCCGCTGAAGCTGAACTGAAGGACGAATGACAAGATGACAGGAGGGGTGACGATGGGGCTTAACTATCCGCCTGATTTGAAAGACCGAATTGCACGGGTGCTGTCGGAAATCCTCTCCGACAAGTACGAAGCAAAGATCACACTTCGGTTTGTGCCGAAGGAAGGCGAAGATGGAAGGAATGAAAAGGTTGAAAGTGCTTGAACTTTTTGCTGGTACACGAAGCATCGGCAAAGCCTTCGAAAAACGTGGGCATGAAGTGTTCTCTGTGGAGTGGAACAAGGATTTTGAAAACATCGATCTGTACGCTGACATCCTGACAGTCACGGCGGAAGACATCATCCAGCGCTTCGGCAGGCCGGATGTGATATGGGCTTCGCCTGATTGCACGACATTCAGCATCGCAGCGATCAGTCATCACCGAAGGAAGAACCCGGAAACGGGCAACCTTGACCCGGTGAGCGACTACGCGAAATTCTGTGACAAGGTGGACAAACACGTCCTTCAGCTTATCCGGGATTTGAACCCGAAATACTACTTCATCGAAAACCCCCGCGGCGGAATGCGGAAGATGGAGTGGATGCAGGGGCTGCCACGGTATACGGTGACGTACTGCCAGTATGAAACGGACAAGCCTGTACACGAACGCAGAATGAAGCCCACGGACATCTGGACGAATCATCCTGACCCGCGATTCAAACCCATGTGCAAGAATGGCAGTCCATGCCATGAAGCAGCACCACGGGGAAGCAAGACCGGGACACAGGGGCTGAAGGGAAGCAAGGACAGAAGCGTCATCCCTGCACAGCTTTGTGACCATATCGCAGAAATCAGTGAAAAGTGAGAAAGGAAGGTTGAACATGCGGCGGATCGCAACGAAAGGGGATTGATGCAACTGTGGAAATACGGCCTATAACGTTGAGGCAAGCATCAGATTTCATCGTGCAGCATCACAGGCATCATCCACCATCAGTTGGCTGCAAGTTTGCTATCGGTCTGTTTGATGGTGATAACATGGTCGGCTGTGCGGTGTGTGGAAGGCCAGTATCAAGACATCTTGACGATGGGCTGACATGCGAGATCAACCGATTGTGTACAGATGGCACACGGAATGCCTGTTCCATGCTCTATGGTGCTGCAAGCAGGGTTGCAAAGCATATGGGATACAAGAAAATCATCACATACATATTGCAGTCTGAAAATGGCGCAAGCCTGAAGGCAAGCAATTTCGTCTGTGAGGGGATCGCTGGCGGCACACACTGGACGGGCAAGCGAAACAGAAATCAGAATATTCCGTCTGAAATGAAAACCAGATGGAGCAAGGTTCTTTGAATGAAAGGATGTGCTGAACGATGACCACACTTGAAGAAATATTCGGCTGCATCCTGATCGTTGTCACGCTGGCGCTGGTCTACACGGCAGGCAAAGCTGATTTTCTGCATGCGATGTGCCAGATATTTTCTGAAAAGGCAAAAGAGTTTGAAGAATCGGTCAAGAAAGCGGAAGAAGAAACGGAGGAAGAAACATGCTAAACAACATCATCCTTCAGGGGCGGTTGACCCGTGAACCTGAAATGAAGGCAACGGCAAGCGGGACCAGTTGCGTGACGTTCACGCTGGCCTGCGAACAGGATTACAAGAACCCGAACGGGGAACGGGACACGGACTTCTTTGATGTGGTCGCGTGGCGCGGCACGGGGGACTTCGTGCAGAGGCACTTCAGCAAGGGACAGATGGCAGTCGTGAAGGGCAGGCTGCAAACCCGTCAATGGACGGCAGAGGATGGCAGCAAGCGCAAGACGGTGCAGATCGTGGCGGATAACGTGTACTTCTGCGGACGGGAAAACGGTGGTCAGACCACGGAACAGCCTGCTGCGAAGGGCGATGCAGATGATTCGGAATTTGTCAAGGGGATGCAAGACGCAGGTTTCGAAGTCGCTGTCATTGATGATTCGGAGCTGCCGTTTTGAGGGGGCGCGGACGGATGGCTAAATACGGCAACAGGAAGATCATCCGGGACGGGATCGAATTCGATTCCATCAAGGAATGTCAGCGATACTGCGAACTGAAGCTGATGCAGAGGGCTGGCGTGATCAGTGACCTTCAGATGCAGGTGTCCTTCGAACTGCTCCCTTCACAGCGGATTGACGGGAAGGTCGTGGAACGGGCGGTGAATTACATTGCCGATTTCGTCTACAAGCAGGACGGTCAGACGGTGGTGGAGGATACGAAGGGCTACAAGACCCCGGAATATATCATCAAGCGGAAACTGATGCTGTACATCCGCAACATACGGATCAGGGAGATATGACGATGATCGAAACAAAATGCAAGCGGTGTGGGAAAGTGATGCTGTTCAACAACCCATCTGAAAGGCGGAAGTTCTGTTCAAGGCAGTGCTTCCGCGAACAGCGGGAGGAAGACTACACCATTGAAGATGATGTGCAAGTCGTGCTTCCTCCGCTGGAAAGCATCTGTGATCAAGGCTTCATCGCGCTGGTTGAAGCAATCGTGGGACAGGCAAGGGATGACGTGCTGCATTCCGCTCCCGGAACATTGAACAGGGAGGATGCAGAAGCGTTCTTCCTGTCGGAAACCTTCTATGAAATGACGAATCTTGACGGGTTCGACATCCTGTGCAGACTTCAGGACAAGTATGACGAAAAAATGAGGAAGAAGGCGGCAAAGAAAGCATATGCAGGGTGTGTTTGAAAAGGGCAAGCGGCTGGATCAGAAGGCATTCGGCGCACGGTTGCAGGAAGCAAGGATGAAGACGGGGCTGTCCACGAATCGGGTGTCCCTCATGATCGGGGTCAGTCAGCCGACCATCAGCAGATATGAAAATGCACGGGTCGTTCCGACTGTTGATCGGCTGTATGATCTGGCGAAGCTGTACGGGTGCAGCATGGACTGGCTATGCGGAATGGAGGAAGAAGCATGAAGGTTTACATCGTGACATCGGGTGATTATTCGGACTATCACATTGAAGCGGTCTTCACGAACGAAGAACAAGCGAACCTGTATTGTGCGCTTCATGCTGGGCGGTGGGATTCCCCATCGGTGGAGGAATACGAAACGGACACATGGCAGATTGAAACGAAAAACGATTTCAAGGTGCGCTGGGAAGACTACTTCTGGTCGAAAAACCCTTATCTTATGCCTAACTCAAAATTTGCCACGAATGACGAAAACAGCATTGAAGTTATCAAGAAAGAAAATAGCGACTATGGAAATTTAGTCAGCGGCGATTACTGCAAAATCGTTGTAACGCTGGATCGAACTGTAACACGGCAAGAAGTCGTGAAAATTATGCAGGATCGAATTGCTGCATGGAAGTACGAACAGGCAATGGAGGAAGAACACAAATGAATGACGTTGTGCAGAATTGGAAGGTCTTCGGGCTGGAAGACAGCGTGAGGGCAAGCAAGTATCCGATGGCGGTTGATTTCATGGCTGTTCCCTATGGTATCACGGATACGGTGCGCAAGCTGGCAAACAGCGCAAAGGGCAGCGGACACGATCAGTTCCTGACGGGCATCATCGTGCAGTGCGACCTGACCTTCAGCATCAAGGCATGGGTGGAAGCGGAACGGTATCACTTTCTGGACTTCGTGTCAAGTCAGTCCACGATGCACAGGATCACACGCTTTGACCCGGCGATGCAGTGCAATGAGTATGTGGACGATTTCTTGATCGGTTACATGCGCGGCCTGATTGACGCACATAACAAGCAACCCACGCCTGAAACCTATCTGCGTGTGCTTTACAACACGCCTTTAGGCTTCCGGCTGACGGCACGAATGACCACGAATTACAGGCAACTGAAGACGATTTACAGTCAGCGCAGGAATCATCGTCTGCCAGAATGGCGGGAGTTCTGCAAGTGGGTGGAGGGTCTGCCCCACAGCGAGTTCATCACGGGAGGGAACGCAAATGCGGAAGAAACGAGAGATTGAACGGTTTGCCAGATGGTGCTTTGCGAAGTGCGGTGTTCCGCCTTGCAAAATCACATATGCGCCGGGAAATTGCCTGATTAGAAATGGTCAAATTATTTTCGGTTGCTACATTTGGCCTGACGGGACAAGCGAACCCGGAGAAATCTTCGTTGCATATCGCATCCCGACTTTCGGAGTTATGAGTGTGCTTGCCCATGAGATTTGGCATCATCGACAGCAAATGACCGTTGGCATTGAGAGCATGGACGAAGAAACCTGCGAAAATGAAGCGGATCAAGCACGAACTGACATGCTTGCCCGTTGGCTGATCCGTGGTGGGAAAGTGAAAATAAATTTGAAAGAAGGTTTGATGGATGAAGTATCAACTGACCTGCCCGAAATGTCATCATGAGTTTGCATATGACAACGGGTATATCGACAAGAACATAACGCAGCTTGGGCATGAGATTGAAACCATCAAATTGCAACTGACGGAATACAAGTTGCTTCCATATGACGAACAACGCAGGCGCTCGGAATGGCGATTGAGGGCGAAACAAGCACTTGCTATCAAGCAGAGGGACATCAAAGACCTGAGAGCGATTCGCAAAGCATGTGATCAGCAGGTCAATCAGTACATGTATCAGGTGTTCAAAGACCTTGTAAAAGAGCGGTT